ATCGGCGGCTCCGGAGGCGGTCGAGAAGACTGGCATGGCGGTCGCTCGCGGCAGGACGCGGCGCGGCGGGCTGTGCAGCGGCGGGCGCCGGCTGTTCGGCCGACGGAAGCGCTACGGCGCCGGGCGTCTTTGCCTGGGCTGCGGCGTTGATCAGGCGTTGCTCGACGGCGTCCCAGTCGGCGCGGTTGAAGCGGTGCAGGCGCAGCTCCGGGTGACGGGTGGCAGCGTAGGCATACACCCAGGTGTCGAGCGGTTCATTGCGCGCGCCGCGCCGCTTGTCGAAACGGTTCTTTCCGGGGTTGTAGGTTTCGGAGACGATGCCGGTGAAGAACTCGGGCGGCAGTTCGTCGCTGAAGTGCACCAGGCGCGATTCGGACGGCTTGTCTGCATCCCTCGACAGGCGGCCGAACAACAGATGCTTGATGCCGACGGTGCCGACCTGATAGACGACGATGCCGTTGCGGTCCGTGCGACCGCGCCAGTCGATGTCTTCGGCCTTGCCCTTGTTGAGCACCGGCGCGTTGTTGTGGATGGCGCCGAAGATCGGCATGCAGCGGCGCAGCTTGCCCTGACGGATGAACTGCTTCACCGCCTCGCGGTTGTGTCCACCGATATCCCAGGCGCCCGCCTCGACGCGCATGAGCGCGCCGGACTCATGCAGGATCGGCCGGGCGAGCAGATCGGCGACGGCCAGGAACACCTCTTCCTCGTTGGGATTTCCGGGGAGCACGGCGTAATCGATGGTCCAGCTCGCCATGCCGCGCCCCCAGCCGACAATCTGCAGTTCGACGCGGTCGGGCTGCGTGTCCGCGCCGAAGGTAAGCACCAGCGCGCCGGCAGGGGCGACGCGCAGCGGGTAGGCCTCTGCCCGGTCGCGGATCACGTTGTGCTTCACCGCCCGCATGGCAGGGTCTTCCCACGGCTCGGCCAGGCGGTCGTTGACGAAGGTCTTGAGCTTGGCGGGGTCGGCCTGCGCTTCGATCCACTCGCGCGCGAGGTCGGCCCAGCGCGGGCCGAGGCCGATCTGGTAATAGAGGCAGTTCGCGGTGTAGCCGCGGCGCGGATGGCCGGGGTTTTCCGGCACCCAGCGCGCGGTGCCGCCGGCCTTCATGTCGCGCAGCATCTGCGGCTTGTGGTGCTCTTCGATGATGCAGCCGTTTTCGCGGCACACGTACCACGCGCGCTTCAGGTCTTCCGACCACTTCAGGCCGGTCCAGACCAGCGGCTGGTGCTCGCCACAGTGCGGGCACTCGACGTAGTAGCGGCGCTGGTCGCTGTCTTCGTACCGGGTGGAGATGCGGCAGATGCCGACGATGCCGGGCGTGCTCACGTCGAGCCGCTTGTAGCTGCCCGGGAAGGCCGAGTACCGACCGGCCAGCATGGCGAGCGGGTCATCGCCGCTGCGCAGCGCGTTGGCGAACTCGGTGAGTTCGTCGACCAGCACGTAGCGCGCGGTGGTCTGTTTCAGGCGCGCGGGCGACCCGGCGTGTTCGATGTAGAGCTGGCCGCCTTCGAAGTCTTTGAACGCCTTCTGGTTCGAGGCGTTGCGGCTGTCGGTGCTGGCCAGCACGCTGCTGACGGCTTCGGTTTCCTCGATCAGCGGATTGAGCTTCTGATTGATCCACTTGAGCTGCGAGACCTCGCCGGGCAGCGCAACGATGATCGGCCCCGGCGCTTCGCACATGATGTAACCGAGGCCATTGGTCTCGATCTCGGACTTGCCCATCTGGATCGGGAACATCACGACGATCTCGCGCACCGGCACGGTGACGCCCAGGCAGTCCATGGGCTCGCGCAGGATCGGGTTGTTGTCGGTGCGCCAGCGGCCGGGCTTCGGGCTGGTCTTGCTCGACAGCATGCGGTTCTGGTCCGCCCACTCGCTGGGCAGGATGCGCCGGCGCGGGGCGAGGCGACGGCCGAGGATCTGGCCGACGACGCGGCGCGGGTCGGCAAGCGGCGCGGCGACCGGCATGCTCAAAACTCACCCCTCCCCATCTTCGCGAACCCTTCCGCGAGGTCGGCACGGATCTGGTCGATGTACTCGCGTACCTGCAGGCGCATGGCCTCTTCGTCGAGGCCGACGAGAACCGGCACGATGTCGTGCTCGATGCGGTCGAGCGATGCGCACAGCGTGGCGGCGGCGCCCGCCAGGACGGGCTGCAGCGCGGACACTTCGATTAGTTCGCCGCACAGCTTGCGGTACTCGAGTTCGGCGGTCTCCGCCGACAGGTGCTCGCGCTTGGCTCGGGCGGCCTGGTAGTCGTGCCGGACCTGCAGGCCCGCATCGAGGTCGTCATCTTCAGGCGACGGCGGAGCCGATGCCGGCGGTGCATCAGCGACCGCCTGCGCCGCCGATGCGCGTGCGGCTGCATGGCGGGCCGCGACAGCGGCTTTCGAGGGGTCGCGGGTCTCCTGGATACGCGCAAGCGATTCGGCGGCCTTCACGGCCTTCCCGTCGTCGGAGAGCACCAGCCGACCTTCGCGCTTGAGCTGGGTGACGTAGGACGGTTTGAAGCCGGCGTGCCGGGCGAATTCGGCGAAGGACATGAGGGCTGAGGCGTGATCGCTCACCACACCACCTCACTTCCACTTTTTCTCGCGAACAGTTGGTGCAGGGTATGGTGCAGGGTGAAAAACGCACCCTGCACCACGGAAAGCCGCGCCAATATTGAATGGTGCAGGGTGTGCAGGGTGGTGCAGGGGGTATATACGCACGAGAGAGAAATTTTTGTATCCCGTGCGGTGCTGTTTTCTCTCTCACGCGTGTACACGTACGCGAAGCCCTGCACCACCCTGCACCATGGCGTGCGCACGCCGTTTGGACCCTGCACCAGACCCTGCACCAGACCCTGCACCATGTGCACCATGCGGGGCGTGCGGAGTTCAGAATCCGCCATGGGCAGCCCCCTTGAAGTCGCTGACGGCATTGCGGAACTTCTCGACGCACTCGCCGAGCCACGCGGCTTCGCTCTTGCCGTCCACCGGCGCCCCGACGTTCGGCGGGAAGAGGAAGCTGCCCTGCTTGCGGCCGGCGTTGAGCGCGTACCACTTCCGGCCGCCGCCGTGCCCACCGTCGAACTGGTGCTTCTTCAGCAGGGCATCGACGAACTTGTTCAGCGGCGCAGCTCTGCCGATACCCTGCCGCTGGCACCACGCCTGGTAGAGCGCGTAGGCGTCTTCGGACAGCGCGGGGATGACGGGCACGCCATCGATCAGGCCATCCACCCAGGCCAGCGCGAAGCGCGTGGTGCTGTCGCGAGAAAGGTCGATGAGTTCGGCCTTGGCCTCGGTCATCGGCGGCAGCGTGTGCGGTGCGAAGTCGCCGAGAGGCAGGTGCAGCAGGTAGTCGTGCAGCGCTGCTGATCCGCCGTTGCGCAGCTCGGCGTAGACGGCGGCGTAGAAGTCCTGGCCGAGCTTCGTCGGCGTCCAGATGATGGCGTGTCGTCGGTCGTCCTCTTCCAGCACGACGGGCATGCGCTCGTTCGAGAGGAAGACGAGATTGACGTGGTTCGCCTCCCAGTAGGCGGCCATGTTCTTCGGGTTGATGCGGATCTGCTCGCCAGTGACGAAGGACTTCAGCTTGTTCTTGATGTGGAACATTTCGGAGCGCGCGACGACCTCGTCGGCGATCAGGAACAGCTTGCGCGAAGCCCAGTCGTTGAACTTGTCTTCGATGGCCGACTGGTCGATCACCCAGCCGTAGCGGCCGTAAATCTGCATGACCGCCTCGAAGAACATGTTCTTCCCGGTGCCCTGCGGGCCGTGCATCACGATGGCCGTTTTCATCTTCGCGCCGGGGTGCTGGATCGGGTAGGCCAGCCAGCGCAGCACCCACTGGTATAGCTCTTCTGCTTTGGTGTCGGCCGCGCACATGTGCCGCAGCAGATCGAGCAGGTCTTCGCACTTACCCGCCTTCGGCACGGTCGGCCAGCCGGACCACAAGTTGCACTTGATCTTCGGGTCTTCGCCCGCCGGGTCGAAGCCGACTTCGTCCACGCGCACGATGCGTCGCTCCGGGTGTTCCTGCCAGCGCCGGTGAATCTCGCGGCTCATGCAGGCGTCGCGCATGTCGGACAACCCGATCAACTGATGCTCAGCGTGATCGAACACGGTTCCGCCCTGCCCATAGACGAGCGCGAACCGCTCCAGCAGCTGCTCGGTGGTTTCGAAGGGCTTAAGGTCTTTCGACCCCGCCCCCCCTGTTTCCGGTGCCCGCGGTGCGTCGGGCGCGGCCCATCCAAAGCGCCTGATCGCATCCTCGATCTGCTGGCGCACCAGCGGGAGGCCCGCCGCAAGGTGCAGGTCGTTGAAGTCGGTGATCTTCGTGCCGCGCTCGACGAACGCCGGCCACCGCGCATCGGCATCGGGGAATGTCGGCCGCACCCACTGGCCACCGACGGCGAGGGCCGCCGACTCGGCGCGCAGCACGCCGGCATTCTCGCGCATGTGCGGCTGGCCGCAGGCTGGGCAGTTCGGGTCTGGCGACTCCGTACGCACCGGCGCCTTGCAGCCGATGCACCTGCCGAACGCATCGTCATCGGCGCACACCAGGATGCGCGCCGAGCGGTACCGCTTGTGCAGCGCCTGGGCGACAGGGAGCAGGTTGCCGGCGTCGAACGCGATGGCCACCGGCAGGCCGGTCGCTTCGTGCAGACTCGCCGCGGTGGCATAGCCCTCGGCCACCAGCAGGCACCACGTCGGCGTGCCGCCGATCAGGTGGAAGTGCCCCTTCTTGTCCAGCCCCTTCGGCCAGTATTCCTTGTCGCGCCCGGTGCGCTCGATCCGGCTGCGGTGGGTCGAGCGCGAGAGGATGAACTGCAGGCCGAAAACGCGCCCGCCGGTGTCCATCATCGGGATGACCATGGCGCCCTTCGGGCTGAAACGTACGCCGTGCGCCTGGATGCCCTTGCGCATCAGGTAGTCGGAGTCGCCGGTCGGGCTGCACGCCCGCCATGCTCGCTCGGCCACCATCGCGGCCCGCGATATCTCAGCGCCGCGGATCTGGTCCGCCCGCTTCTTGTCCTCGGCGAGCCGCGCGCGGATGGCGGCCTTCTGCTCCGGCGTCATCGCCTGCCTGGCGATGGTGATCTTCTGCGCGCCCTTGTCGTCGCCGCGCCATACCCCGTAGCTGCCGACGATGATCGACTCGCCGCCGGACAGCGTCACCTCATGAAGCGCGTACCACCCTCGCCGTTCGCGGTCGCCCTCGATCTTCACGCGGGTCATCCGACCGATCACGAGGTGATCGATCAGCAGGCCCGCTGACTCGAGTTGCGCGATCACGTCATCGTAGTTCGAGGCCATTCAGTAACTTCCGACCTCGCTACCTACCGACCCCGAGGGGTTCGCATTACCCTGTTGCGGGGCTTCCGGGAAGGACCCGCGACCGGCCACCGAGGGCGTAGGAGACGCGGCGACGCCAACTGAATGCGAGGCCTCGACGCTGCGCGCGCTGATCTTCATCTTCGGGGAGACGGGGCGA